CTTGTCAAAACCTTCTGGCTTTGATGACCTTGCTGGAGCAGATGGTGTAACTGGCGTTACTGGTTTCGATTTTGATTCAGGAATTACAGGAACGTCTCCTGGTTGCGGAGTTGTTCTGGTTTCTGTATCTGGAACAATTGGCATTGGTGTCCCAGCTCCAGTTACTCGTTCTGGTGTTGCCTCTCCTCCTGTTGCACCAGCGACAACGCTACCAATGTCTTCACCTTGATATCCAGTTATAATTCTTTCGCCTTTTTTGGCTTGTTGAGTTAAGAAACCGAGAGTAACTTCTCTCTCAGTCGAAGACATCTTGTCGATTTTCTTAGCAATTTTTGGATGACTTTTTTGAATTGCTTCTTCAACAAGTTGTTCATCAATAACTTGCATATCTGGTCTAAAGTCAGTATTTTGTACAATACTGTTATACAGATCTTCTGGTGGAATTTCTAAAGTTTCTCCAGAAACAACAGGTGTTGCTTCTCCAGGAACTGTTGGAGATACTTCAACTGGTTTAGAAGGAGATACAGGTGCAGGAGATTCCGTTCTTGATTGAAGAGATTTTATAAACTCCTTCCACTCCGGACTTTTCGTCACAAATCTATTGAATACCAACTGATCTGGAAGACTTGATGGCAATTTGTTTTCTTTTCTTGCTTTCGCAATCAATCTGGATTTGGTTTCTCCATATTCTTTTTTGAATGGCGTATTAGGAAAATATTCTTTAGATGGCGTTTCAGAAATAGGGGCAGGTGTTGCTTCTCCAGAAATAGGAGCAAGTGTTGCCTGTGATGTAACTGCTGGACCGCTGGTATCTGCTGCTGAAACTTGTCCTGGTTGTGTAGGTGATACTGTAACTGGTTGCGTCGGATCTGCAGCCTTAGAGATGTCGAGATCTGGTTCAGAAAGCTTTTCTTCCATTCTTGGGTGTTCACTATCCTGCCTGCGTAAACTGCGATTCTGATTTATTTTTTCTATCTCACTTCGATAGAGCATTGACTCTGGCACTGCTTGACCGTTAATTTCAACAACAGCATTACCTTGAGAGATAGCATCGTAATTATCACCAGCACCCATCTGCTTAGCGATTTCTCTCATACGTGCTACTCTATATTCTTCGTCTTTCGTTATTTCATATAGACTATCTTCTGCATCAAGTTTTGCTTCATGCAGCTGCTCATATAGCTTCTGTGTTTCAGGGTCGGCATAATCTAAAATAGGATTAGCGGAGAAATCTTGGCCGCTGGTTTTTCTAATTTTCTTTGCCGCTTCGGCGTGTTCCCTTTCAAACTCCTCAAGAGCTTCGGCAGCGTTATTGTATACCGTATTAGCTTTGCGACCTGCTTCTAGTAGGCGTTCATCTGTTTCGTCTCTCTCACGTTTCCACCTATCTAAGATCTCCTTTTCTCCAGAAACAGGAGCAGGTGTTACACCAGCGACAAGACCACCAATGTCTACATCAGGATTTTCAATTTCTTTTAATCTTCTCTTTACCAGTGCCATATCTTCTTCATCAAGATCGGCATCTTTAATGATTGCTTTCAACTCAACAGCACTGGCATCCTTGAGTTTTTCTATATCAATTTCGCTGTCATCACCCCATATAAAGGATTTATCATAAAGTCCTCTGCCAATGGCAAGATCGAGCGCATTTGTCGCTTCTGCCATATCGTCAAGTTGTTCTGCGGCGACATCAAACTTATCGTTGATCTCATAAAAACGTTCTTCAGCGAGTTCCAAAGATTTTAATATTGACTCAGGAACTTCTCGACCCTTATCGGTATATTCTTCTTTGATTTTTCTGTTTATAGCATTAACATCATCTGCTGCTGACTGTCTTTCTTCTAGAAGTTTTTGGACTTGTTCTTTCTCTTCCATCAATATTGAATTGACGGACATTTTTTCTGCTATCTCACCTTTGTGTTTGAGATATTCTTCTTCGCTAATGTATCCTGCTTCATAGTCTGCCTGAATTCTAGATAGATGTTCAGTCAGTTCTCTATTTTTACTCTCAATAATCTGCTTGGCTTCATGGAACATTTTTTGCTGATTTGGATCAATTAATCCTCCGATCCAATCACCAAGATGATTACCAATAGCAGCACCGTATGCAGCACCTGCTGGTCCACCGAAAACTGCCCCAATTCCGCCAAGAAGTGCGGAACCGACAAGAGCACCAACATCTTCGCCTTGAATTTCAGTAGCAATATCATCATCAGTTGCTGCCAATCCAATATCAATTGCATCTTTTGCATTAGATATAACTGCATCAACAGCCGCAGCGATTGGACCAAGCTTGCCCCCAACTGCTGCAAGCTTTGATGTTGCAGTCATTCCTCCGCCAATGGTAGATACATCTTTTGCTGTTTTGGCGGTAGAAAATACATCGTATATTTTTTTGCCCGTATAAGCAGTTCCAAGTCCTGAAAAAAATTCACCAAAACCAAATCCACCACCATCTCCGTCTCCACCGCCTCGAGGTGGATTTTGTAAATTATTAGCGACTTCGGTTTGACTTTTATTGAGTTTCTTTAATTGATCTTGTTGTAACTTTTCTGACTTTTGTTGTCTAAGAGCATCAATGCGTGCTTGTCTTGCAGATTCAGCAGCATTTTCTCTTTGAATTTGCCAACCTTCATTTTGGAGTTCAAAGGTTTCAGATAACCATTCTTCAATTCTTTCGAGAACGGTGAGTTGTTTATCCATAAAGTCCTGACTGGACTCAAACCCACCTTCGATTTTTTCAACGACTGCTTGATTCCCTTCCTGAACGGTTTCTTTCAGTTCGTCTACTTTTTTGCCTGTATTGAAAAATGGTAATGCCATAGTTGACTCTTATTTTCTCTGTCTATGTAATTCTTCTAACTCTTCCAAATAATTTCTCAATAATACAACATAGATGTCACGCTCAAAGGGAATCATATTTTCTAGTTCGGTTAATGAATATTTGTGGTGCTGCATCAAAGCGAAGTTCATTTGATACATATTCCCTAAGGATTCATGCATTAACCCAACATAAAAAAACCTTTTAATCCTTCAACAACCGCATAATCTTTTTTACCACACTTCTTACATTCCCACTCAATAACGTGAGAAAGTTTAGGTGCGTTAGAGAAAAACTCAAGGATTTTATCAAACTGATCTTTGTTCAAGTGACCAATCCAATCTTCAAGTTCCTCTTTAGTAAAATCGTCATATACATTTTCTAGATCATAAACGTACTCGACATTTTCCATAATCATAGAGAAAAGACTGTTTGCGTTTTTTTCAACTGTTCTTTCCGTTTCAAAAGTTGGATACTTCAGTTTGATTCCAATTTCATCACTCAGTTGAATCTTACCATCGCTAACTTTACCAACGATTTTAATGTCATCAATGTTCAAATTGAACTTAGTCTTTTCTTTACATTCATCAGACGAATTGTGTCGCAGCAACATTTCGATTTGTTCACCGACAGACTTAGCACGAATTTGCATGAATAGATATTCAACATCAAATGTAGGCAAACCATGAACGTCAATGTCGTCAATGATACAAGCATCAAGCAAATCAAGAACTGCTCTTATAATTGTTTCTTTTTCTCCATCTTCCAATGCGATCAAAAGAATCTTTTCTTCACGCACCAAAAATGGTCTGAATCTAATGTCTTTTCCAGTCGAAGGTTGAACCGTCGTAAACTCAGGAATTGATAATGTAGGAAGCATAATATATCTCCATTATGTTAAATTATAAATCGGGAACTTCATTGCTGTAGAAAAATCCGTTTTCTTTGCGAACATCATAATAACGCATTGCAATTTGAACTGTCAATTTAGCAATTGAATCATCACTCCACCCCATTTGCACGCCATTGATAATTGTTGGGTATGCTTCTTCTAAGATGTGAGTAGATTTCAAAGAACCTGCTTGGTCATATTGCATAATCGAAACTCGACCAACATAGTCATTAAAGTATTTAACATTGAACGTGTTTGAGAATCCATTCGGTGTTGTATCAACCATCAATTTTTGCCATTCTTCAAAAAATCTTTTTTCCTTCATATCGTCACTTAAAATAAAAGTGACAGATACGTCTTGATACATTGCGCCATAAGCAACTTTATTGATTGGACCATTATTCAAAAATCTATGTTCTAACGTTGAGATTGTTCTTCCTGGGATCTCAACGGAGTCAGCACGAAACATAAGTTCCCTTGCGTACTGCCAATCTAAAGATGATGGTGGCGTAATCATAACCTCAAAGTGTGCAGTTTTTGCTACACCACTTTTAAGTGCTTGATGCCTAAATCTGTCGATATTAAATGCCATTAGACCATTTTCCTAGAATCTGAATAAACCTTTTGAGCACTTGCTCCAGTGAACCGTTGAGTCGGTAACATCAGCGCAATATCCCAATCTGTTGAGTTAATTTGCATAAACTTAGATTGTACATGTGCCGAAAGATAATGTTTGAATGTTGGTTTAAACAATTTAAATCTTGAAGCACCCTTCAAAACGTTATACGACAGGTTCAATTTAGTTGATTCATCATACTTTGTATTTGTTACGATATTATACAAAGCATCCATCAACTTAGCACGAAGCGTTGGTGGCAAGTAGTGTAAATTGATTCCGTAGAAACCACCCTTTGCTGGACCAACCATAAAGATTAAAGGAAACCTATCATAATAAGGTAACGTTGCCTTGCCCTTTGGATCATAGAAAAAGTGATACATTCTACCAGTCAAAGGTGTATTTGACTTTTTGTCATGATTCGCTAAAAGTCTAGAAGGATCTGATCTTCCCTTTGATGTTGCCTTTGCTACATCTCTAAACCAAGTGCGTGCTGCTTGAGTGCGTGCGGGAATTTGCCCAGCACGAACACCTTTCACCAATAAGTCGTCAAATAGAGTTGCCATATTGCTATTTATACTTCTTGCCGAACAATTGTTCCTCTGTTATGACTTGAAATTTCCAATTACGATCTGCGCAGAATTCTACCGCTGCCTTCCACTTCGCCTGATTGATACCCCAAGTCTTGACTTCATTAAGATATTTCTTGGTAATACGTGACTTCTTTTCAGGTGGGCGAGATTGCGCTGCTGGTTTGACTTCAAACACAACAACATCGCCGTTGCTGGTCTTAACAATAAAATCAGGGAAGTAGCGATGACGTTTTCCGTCAATGGGTGAACGATAAGGAATCGCAAATTCCTCGCTTCCCCACCAGATCACATCAGGATGGCGATCAAAATATGACATACAATTCAACTCCCATGAACTGCGATAGATGATATTCTTTGGATCACCTCTGTATTTCTCTGGAAATTTCGGAGTGTAACGTCCTTGCAAAAACTTCATAGCAACTCTTATAAATAGTTCAAAACTTATCTATTTATTGGGATAATCTATGTCTGGTGCAAATAAAGTAACAAGAAGAGCGGCGAGCGGAAAACTGGTATATGCCTTTCCGCCTGAGGTTGTTGCGGAAAACTATATGATGCTAACCGTCATTGAAAAAAGTCGTCCGGATAAAAATGGTGCTGTTACCACAACTAAAGGAAGATATTTTATTCTTCCAATTCCTGGAAATTTGCAAGTTCAGTCTAAAATGGATTATGAACAAAAATCTCTTGGTGTTTTTGGTGCATTATCCGCAGGAATGATAGAAGATGGATCGTTTGGATCAGCAGCGAAAGATTTAACAGGCATGTTCCGAAACAAAATGGATGCAGCTCGCAATATCTTTAAAGATGAGTCGGATATGAGTGATGAGGAGATAAAAGCAGCAGGACGTGCAAAAGATCAGCTGCTTGCTAGTGCTGCTGCTGGTGGTTTAACATTATTTGCTAATAAAATTGGTGGACCAATAGCTGGTTTGCTTGGTGCTGCTACCGTTGGTGCTGATGTTGTTTCAGGAATTGGTTTGGCTGAACGTATTGCGATCAATCCTCACCTTGCAGTTTTGTTCAAAAACGTTGGACTTCGTAGTTTTCAATTTCAATATAAATTTGTAGCAAGAAGTCAAGAAGAATCTATTCAAATACGAAACATGATTCGTGCGTTACAGTATCACATGCATCCCGAAATGGATATTGGCAGTTTTGCATTTAGATATCCTGACGAGTTTGAAATTATTTTTTCTGAAAACAGAAGAGAATGGTTGTTTGATATTAAGCAATGTGTGCTTACGGATTTGAGTGTAAATTACAACGGTGAAAATTTACCAATTTTCTTTAATGATAATGGTGGTCCTGTTTCTGTTGACATTACTATGTCGTTTCAAGAAACCAAAATCTTTACTAAGACAGACTATGCTGACGAAGAAGATCTTGAACCCAAACCACAGCAGGCAAAAACTTTGCAGCAACTTGAGCAAGAAAAAGCACAAAGACAAAAGACAACTACACCATAAGGTTAAACAATGTCGAATTACTTTTCAAATTTTCCAACAACACCTCATGATCTAACTAACATCGGTCAACAGGTTCAGTTGACAAATATTATTCGTAGATATAAAATTAGAAATTCTTTGTTGACGGATACTCGTATCTATTATGATTATCAAATTGAATCTGGAGAAAGACCAGATACCGTAGCAGATAAATTCTATAATGATCCAAACCTCGCTTGGTTGATTTTAATGTTTAATGAGATTGTTGATCCTATTTTTGGTTGGCCATTATTTGATTATGATTTTGAAAATTATATTAGAGGGAAATACACAAGCATTGCTTCTGCTCAAGCAGAAATTCACGAATATAGACAAATCTTAAATCAAAAACAAGTAAAGTACGATGGAACAATCATTCCTGAGAAGTATGTTGTTGTTGATCAAACGACCTATACAAGTTTGAACCCATCCGAAAGACAAACGATTACAAAGTATGATTGGGAACTAGAAGAAAACGAAAGCAAAAGACAAATTAAGGTTTTGAACGAAAGTTATTTATCTAAGGTCAAAAAACAAGTCAAAAGTATTCTTAAGGATGGCGTGTAAGTGGGCGCAGAAGGTTATAGGCACGCAGGTGATATTGACGTAGAATCCGTCACGATGGTTATGGGTGATGGATCTACTCTTGATATTCAAAATTTGGTAAGAGAAATCAACGTCTACCAAAACCTGTTTAAACACTACATTGAAGCAGAATTTGTTATGGACGATTCTGTTGGCATTTTTGCATCCGGATCTACTGGCAGTGAAGTTGTTGAAGTTTCTTTCCGTAATGCAGTTGGTCCGGGAGTAGAAAAGGAATACACTCGCCACATCTTTATGGTCTATGAAATTTCTGATAGAAAAAGAATTTCAGAACAACGTGAAGCGTATATTATGAATGGAATTAGCATTGAAAGTTATCAAGCAATACCACATAAGATCAGTAGAGCATATGGTCCAGATTTAATTTCTGAATTTGTCATGAAAATTAAAGATGAGTTTTTGTATAATGATTTTGCAAAAGATTATTACACTGAACTTGGAAATGTATTTGGTTACATTTTAGACAAAGATTCAGATACTGTATTTGATGTTACGGAAGGTGAGCAACAAATCATCATTCCAAATATGCCAGTTGATGATGCTATTGACTTTTTATCAAGCGAAGCAGATTCAGATGATCATATTCCGTTCTTTACATTCTATGAAGATACAAACGGATTTAATTTTAGAAATTTATCTAAACTTGCGGAACAAGAACCTGTCGCAACATATCACCATTTGCCACAACAAACAAGAGAACCTACTGTATCTGAAGAAAGTTTTATAGAATTCGACGACACATACAAAATCGTTTCATTCGATATTGTCAAGCAGTCTAATATATTGGAAAATACCACTGGTGGGTTATACAAACACAAAACTGTTAATCTGGATATGCATCGTAGGAAGAAACATGAAGTAATTTATGATTACGATGAATATCAAGATATGTTTATTCCAATTGAAAATAAAATATTGGGTGGATCGGAAGGCAATCCAATTGTTACGTTAATCACTAGCAGAAAAAACCACGACATTGATCCAACACTTGCTGATGAAAATCATTTACCAAAACGTATCAATGAAACCGTATCTGTAAAGAAAGGATACCAAAATCAACTATTCAACTTTATTATGGAAGTCGTTGTTCATGGCAATGCTGATCTTAAAGTTGGAGATAAAATTGAATTGATGTTCTATCATACTGCTGGTGACGAAGTCAATTTTGAAAACTACGATAAATATCTAAGTGGATATTTTCTAATTACAAAACTTCGCCAAAAGATTTCTGGCGGTAAGTCAGGCAAACCATTTGCCTCTGTGATTGAATGTGTGAAAGACGGTATTAGAGAAGGATGATAATTATGAGTAAATTTTTAGATGAAGTTGTTTCGGTATTTAAACCAGATCCAAAACCAGAGTTTCTTCAAGAGGTTGTTGAACCTGAGAAGAAAATTCCAACATCAAATACAGAAGTTGAAACAACAGAATAATGCGCAACTTTATTGGCAGAAACGGTTTTACATGGTTCGTTGGTGTTGTCGAGGATCGTTTAGATCCATCGATGCTTGGTCGTGTTCGTGTAAGATGTTTTGGTTGGCACACTGACGATAAGGTAGAAATTCCAACAGAAGCATTGCCTTGGGCGATGCCTATGAATACCATCAACTCAGGTCAAACTAACAACATCGGACAATCTCCAACTGGTATGATTGAAGGTACATGGGTTGTTGGATTTTTCTTAGATGGTGATCGTGCACAAGAACCAGTTGTAATGGGAACCATCGCAACGATTCCTTCCGAGTTTGCAGATCCATCAAAAGGTTTTTATGATCCAAATGGAATTTACCCAGAACTGATTGATGAACCTGACGTTAATCGTCTAACAAGAAACGATCCGATTTATCCACACGATGTTATTGATCTTAAGAATGCAGATCTAACGTTGAGCGTTGAGAATGCTAACGGTAAAGGAACTTGGGATGAACCTGAGTATGATCCAACGGCAACAGAATATCCTTACAATCATGTAAGAGAAACCGAGTCTGGTCATATTGTAGAGTTTGATGATACCAAAGGTGAAGAACGTATCCACGAATATCATAAGATGGGAACGTTTTACGAAATTCAAAAAGATGGAACGAAAATTACTCGTGTTGTTGGAGATGACTATGAGGTTGTCTTCAAAGACAAAAACGTTAATGTTAAAGGCAATTGCAATCTAACGATTAATGCTGATTGTACTACTTATATCAAGGGCAATTGGGACATTCAGGTTGATGGTGATGTACATGAAGTCATTAAAGGAACGCTGACACAAGAGGTTACAGGTGATGTAACTGAAACATATAGCAGCAATCAATCAACCGCAGTAAGTTCTAACAGAACTGAAAACGTGGGTGCTAATGTCACTGAAACTTATGGCGGAAGTCAAAGAACAAAAGCAGGTGGCAATATTGATATTGATGCTTCAAGGATTGATCTAAACTAATGCCTGCTGTTACCCGACTTGGAGACAATTGTACTGGTCATGGGTGTTTTCCTGCAAGACCTTCTACATCTGCAAGTCCAAACGTTTTTGTAAATGCTATTCCAGTGCATAGACAAGGAGATAGTTGGGCAAGTCACTGTTGCGGAATTCCTTGTCACGGAAGTAATCTTGCAGCAGGAAGTTCTACCGTTTATGTAAATGGGAAGCAATGTGGTAGAATTGGTGATCCTGTTGCTTGCGGATCTTCAGTTGCAGAAGGTTCTGGAAATGTTTTTGCAGGCGGATAGTATAAATAGAAGCTTAGAGAGTTCCTTAAAGGCGACACCTTTATTATACTCACATTACTGACACAAGTCAAGGGATTTTTTATGAATAATCATGATTCTTTAGTAAATTTA